CTTGGCAAGGTTAGAGACCAGCGGGCCGTATTCGGCGGGCTGGAAGGAAGTGACCTTGACGGCCTCCTTGACCTCGTAGCCGGTCTCCTGGTTGAAGGTGGAGTTCGGGTTGCGCATAAGGCCGGTCGGCATGTTAACGCCGGAGCCCTGAACGATAGCCTCCTCGAGGCCGCATGCGAACGCCTCGGCGAGAACCGCGCGAACGTATGCGTCGATGTAAGACGGGCCGAGGTCGATGATAGCCAGCGGCAGCACGCAGAACGCGGAGTACTTGGACTGCGTGAGGTCGATGACCTTCAGCGCGCCCTCGATCTCGGCGACGATCTTGGCGTCGATCTTGCCCCATGCGCCCTTCTTCACGGCGGAGTCGTTGATGATCCACTTGACGGAGTAGCCGACGTACTGGAAGCGGACCTTGGAGAGCAGCGGGTGATCCTGCGCAAGGTCCTTGAACGCATCCTCGATGATGGTCTCGGGCATGATCTCCTCGCCGTTGCCGGTGAAGATGTCGATGAACTGCTGCTTGTTGTTGCGAGCGTCGATGATCTTCTGGTAGAAAGCCTGCTCCTTAGAGGTCAGCTGGCGATAGCCGCGCTGCGCCATAGCGTCAGCGTCGTTCTTCACGAGATGAGCGGCCTCCGCATCGGCGAGGATGCGCTGGGTGGTCTGCTCCATGAAACGCTGGAAAGCAGCGGTCATGGCGTCGGCGTCGCCGGACTGGACGGCCTCGGCCATCTCCTTCGGTGCGTCAAAAATTTCGTTAATCTTAGGCATGAAAATCCCTCCTTAGTTTTTGGCAAGAGCCATGAAAAAAGCGGCCATCTTCGCAGCCGCTTCGTTTACTGTTTCGCCCTCGTCGGGCGGGTTGTCTGCCGGTTCGGCAGGCGGGCCTTCGACGTGCCCCTCTGCGGGAGCGTCGTCGCCCGTCTCGGGTGCTTTTGCCTCGGCGGGTACATTTCCCGCCAAACGCTCAAACACGGCCTTACGGGCGTTCTGGCTGACCGTATCGGCCTCGAACGTCTCAATGGCTGTGGCGAAGCCCCATTCAAGAGCCTCTTGTGGCGTGATCCACTTCTCCTCATCCATGTACGCGCTCAGCTCTTCCTCGGTGAGGTTGATGTGCGCGAGGTACGCGTTCTTCGAAGCCTGCGTGATGGTGTCGATGTCCTCGGCAGCCTTGCGAAGCTCGGCGGCGTTGCCCGTCGCCCGCGTCCAGGCGTTGTGGATCATCAGCAGCGAGGCGTCGTTCATAACGCGCTCGTCACCTGCCATGAAGATGACGGATGCGATGGAGCATGCGAAGCCGTCGCAACGTGTGACGACCTTCGCCTTGTGCCGCTTCAGGGCGTTGTAGATAGCCAAGCCCTCGGCGACCTCTCCGCCATAGGAATTGATGTTCACGTTGATGGTGTCAACGTCGAGCCCGTGCAGCTTCTGCGAGAGGATATAGGCGCTCACGTCGCTCTCAAGCCACGGCCAAGACGTGATGTCGCCGTAGATTTCGAGGTCTGCGGTCGTCTCGCTGATGGCGAGAGAGTAGTAGTTTCTGTTCGGCATTTACTTTTCACCTCCTTCGGCGTTTGAAAGTTCGTCAGCGTCGAAACGCGAGAAATTCTTGGTGATCCAGAGCATGTCGGCCTCGGGCAGGTCGAGTTTGTCGTAGCCAAGAGCCAGACGCACCTCGTTGGGCGTGAAGGTCGCAGACCCGACCAGCTTCTCGATGCTGGCCGCGACGCTGAACAGGTCGGCGTGGTTGATGGTCGACGTGTCAACGAAGATGCGGTTCTCACCGCCATTCCAGCTGTGGAAGTCGTAGAACTTGCGAGTCATCTCGCGGCTGATCTTGTTCGCGTTAGGGTCGACGCCGAACGTGATGAACTGGTCGATGATGTCCTTCGTGTTGGTCATGTTGCCGTACATCATCGCCGTCGGGATCTTCCAGGCGTTCGCGGTCAGCTCGAAGATGTCCTTGCGCAAGGCGATGAAGTCGGAACTCGACCCGCTGCCGCTTGGCTCCAACCGGGTCAGCTTGTTGCCCGCCTTCATCGGCAGCACGCCGTTGGCGCTCTCGGTGAACGACCGCAGGCGGTCGCGCAGCTCGTCGGCGGCGTCCTTCTCGTCACGCCTCGTTCCTCCCGGGCGCTGCTCCTTCTCGTAGACGAACCTCTCGCCGTTGGCGTTCTTGAAGGAGAACTCCGACATTCCGAGCATCTTCGCAAGCTGCTTGTAAGTGTCGTCGATGCGAGCCCTGGTGCTTTCGTTGTCTAAGACGAAATGGCACACATCGGACGCTTTGAACTCCTTGTTGATCTGAGTCTTGCCCAGAACGACGTTTCGGAACAGGTCTTCGCCAAGCGGGACCTCCTCGCGCTGGAACCCGTCGGCAATGTACAGGTAGTTGCGCCGCTCCACCGGCTGGACCAGCAGCGAGCCTTTGTTCAGACCCTTCGGCCTGAACGCCTCCTCGACCAGCTTCGCCTTGAACTGCGCGGCGTCCTGGTTCGGGTTCGGGCTCACGTTCAAGGCGTAGTAGAGCTCGTCTTGAACGGGCTTGCCGTCGCGGTACACCTTGAACTCGCACATCGAGATGGCGTTTGATACGTACGAGATCGCGATATGCTGAGCAAGCAGGTTGTATGCGACGCTCGCTACCTGCCCGTCCCCGTAGTCAATCTGCTCGGGCGGGTCGGCGAAGCCGAAGAACCTCAGGATTTTCTCTCTGATGTCCAAATAATCACCCCCTTAAAACTCGAAGCTGTCTATGTGAACCCGCAGGGGGTTACCAAGAGAAATCGTCCAGGTCGTCATCCCTCTCGAACGTGCAGCGCGGAAGCACGTCTGCGATGCAGAACGCGGCGACCATCGCCATGAAGCCGTCCGTCTTGCGGCCTTTCGGCTCGATCTTCTCGTACTTGTAGTTGCCGTTGAAGTCCTTCATCTGCACGATCTTCGTGTTATGGGCGAACCAGCGCATCAGAAGTTCGTTTCCCCATGAGATTTCACCGCGCTTCAGGGCGCTGTCGATGACCGGAAGAACCTTCATGTGATCGCTCGGGCGCACGGTTCGCGCCGTCTTCCCTTCGAACGAGTAACCCAAGTCCTCCAGACCCGGGCGCAGCAGCTGCTGTCGGAAGTCGTCGAATGCGACCTTGACGATGTCGTAGTGCTCCTGCTGCTCGTATATCCAGTCCGTAACGACCGTGATGGGGATATCAACGTCGTCTACGATGGTCAGCGAGTCGGGGTTGTCATACGAGGTCACCCTCGAGTCGATGCGAGACCAGTCCCTGGAGTGCCTGCACAGCCATGAGTGGTGCTTGACGAAGTACTCTCCGTCGACCTTGAACAGCAGGGCAGCTGATATGAAGTCGTCTTTCTTGGCGAGGTCGATACCGCAAACGCAGGGATAATCCGTGAGGTCGGGCAGGTCTCGCATGGCGCGCGTCAAGTCCTCCCACGACGCCACCTCGTTCTCCTTGTCGCCCTGCGGCAGTCCCATTCGCTTCGTCATGAAGTCAGGGTTGCCGTAAGGGTTTCTCATCCAGTCCTTGTAATCGTCCTGGCATGCGATGAACAGGTCCTTGTCGTACGGCAGGGAGGGGTTCGCTATCTCCCAATTCCTCGGGTCGTGAACCTGCTCCTCGCTTTCGAGCATGCAGACGAACGGCAGGTAGCCGTCATCGTCGATAAGCCCGTCGAGAATCTGGTCGCATCGCTTCAGCTCCTGGTCGAACACGCCCTCGCGCTTGTTTCCGTTCGACGATATGTAGGCGCGGCGCTTGTGCGGCGTCTTGCCCTGGCCCGTCTTGAGCGTCGTGATGTTCTCGTACGAGTCCATGTAGTGGACCTCGTCGCAGATGAAGAGCCCGCTTGCCAGGCCATCGAGGGACGCAGGGTTGGATGTCAGGGCGTGAAGCTCGGCGCCCGTGTTCAACGACGAGATTACCTCCAGGTTCCACGCGAAGAACGGCTTGAACTTGGCCCTGTGCTTGGTCATCATCTTGTGGATGACCTTGAACGAGCGGCGGGCCTGCTTCTCGGTGTTGGCTATGATGTCTACGTCGTAGTCGTCAATTCCCCTGTCGGAGCCCAGCACTCGGTTCCACTTGGTCATGCAGCAGAAGGCGATGAAGGCGATGAAGGCCGTCTTGCCCGCGCCGCGGCCGATGAAGCAGATGAGCGTGTTCCATCGGGGCTCGCCGTCCTTGGTGAACACGCACAGGAAGAGCGTGAGCAGGAACCACTCCCAGGGGAACAGCCTGTCGAACGGGAAGTACTTGAGATACCCGCCGAACCGCTCGATGCGCTCGGTGTCGATTATCAGCTCTTCCTCGGCGAACGTCCTGCGCACGTACGCGCACAGCTTCCTCTGACGTTCGCACGAGCGAACCTTGCCGGTCTCCACCAAGCGCATGTACTCGGTGATCTGAGGGCAGTTGATGCGCTTGCGCTTTCTCGCCTTCGGCTTAGAACTCGCTTTCGCCATCGTCATCACCGATGCCCGCGCCCTTGCCCACGTCGACGCGGGAGCCGGGGTCGAGCTTCAGGAGCTTCATGAACTCGCGGTAGCTGCGGTCTTCGGACATGCGCTTCTTCTGAGCGCCCAGCCTTAGCGCCGCCGCGTCCTCCCCGCTCGCCTCCATCTCGTCGGTCAGGTACTTGTGCGACATCTGGTACGACTGCGACATGAGCGCAAGCGCCTCGGCGTCGCACGCCCCGTAGACGTTTCGCTTGGTGATGCGGTTGACGGCGCGCATGTAATCGGCCTGCTTCAGAAAGTGCTCGAGCGCCATGCCATTAAGCCAGCCGGGGGGGACGATCTCTCCCTCGGCTGCGTAAACCTCGTCGTTTACGGTCTCCTTCTCGTCCTTCGTCAGGTGCTTCTTGCCCTTGGCTATCTTCAACGCCATGGGCTCTCTGGGTCTTCCAGCCATGCTTGCCACCTCCTCGGTTTTCTTGATTTGGGGAAATCGCGCCACTCAAAGTGA